ATATCGAGGACCTGGTCCAGACCATCGCGGGAGGATTCCATGTCATGCGCTTCCGGGGGCGGATTGACCCGTATACCTTCACGCATAGCCTGGAGAACACTCTCACGGGAAAGATGGCGGTCGGAGAGGTCTTCATGCGCCCTCCGAATCACCTGAATCCGATGCTCACGGATGTTGCGAAACTCGTGCATTTCGGGGATGCGGTGCGGGGCGAAGATCTGGATTGGACCATTCGACTTGCACAGCGGAAGTTCTTGGAGCGCGAGTATACGTCTGACCCCTCGCGGATTCATTACATCTACAACCTTGGAGACAGAAAGGTCGACGCGGTGTCCCTACAGTATCAACAGCAGACCTCCTACGAGACGATGCTGCAGGCGGTCTGGACGCCCTCGGGCGCTCGGATGCCTGCACCCCAGGCCTCTGCGTCGAAGATTCCGATTCTGCGCCTCACGTCGCGGGGCTTTGTTTCTTCCTAAACAACAATACGTATGTGGGCCATTCTCGGAGGAATCCTCCTTGTCGGTCTCGTCCTCTATCTCGTCCTCTCTCCGTCCACCGGAAGCGGAAGCTCGGACAGCGTGTCGATTATCCCAGAGCTTCAGTCTGGAATGTTCTCCACCTCGCGTGCGGCGAATGCGCTCCTCCCTTCGTTCAATCAGCCCCAGGGACGCGTCTATTCGTATACCGGGTGGCTTCTCGTGAAGGACTTCACCCAGGGCTACGGGACGAAGCGCACCATCTTCTCGAAGGGAGATGCCCCGGGCGTCTACCTGGACACGACGTCGAACGCTCTGAGCATTGCCGTGAAGACCTATGGGACGACCGAAACGATTCTCATTCCGAATCTTCCGGCCATGAAGTGGATTCACCTTGGCCTGGTCGTCGACCAGCATGCGGTGGACATCTACATCAATGGCATGCTCCGGCAGCACCACACGCTCTCTCAGCTTCCCGATCTCACGGACGACCCGATTACCACGGGACCGGGGTGGAACGGGTATATCGGCCGTCTGGTCTACTACCGCCGTGCCCTCTCGAATGGGGACATCAGTGCCCTCGCAAGCCAGCCTCCTCCGACGCTCCCCGAAGAGACGGTGGGCAAGAACGGCTACTTCGACATCACCTGGTATATCGGGCGTTTAACTTCTTCGACCTAAACAAATGAGTGCCGGCGGTCAACGCGGAATCGATGTCTCCGGAATCACAAGCCTTCGCATCCAGAATGCCTCGGACAGCACGACACGACTTTCGCTTCAGCAGGCCTATCAGAACTTTGCGTCGACGACGGGCGCGAATGCCTATCGCAATCGGACACCGAACGGGTATGGTCTCTTTCTGAGCTTCACGGAAGGACGGAAGGAAGGATGTGCCTCCTGCGTTGGGCTCCCGTTCCAATTCACGACCGGGATGTCCTTCCGGCCCTCCTAGTCTTGCGAAGCGCCTTTCGAAGGGTTGCCTTCTGCGTCTTCGTCATCGTCGGTGTATACGTAAAGAAATACGAGAGAAACTCAGGAGAGGTCCTGGACTTGGAGACCTTTTCGTAGAGGTCCGCCTTCTCCTTTCGCATGTCCACAAGCGTGCTCTGGGTTCCCAGGCAGTCAATCGGCGTCAGAATCTCAAAGCGACGCTTCTTCTTGTGGTCTGCGAGATCCACGAGCCGTTGCGCCACACACAAGATGCTCTCGATGTTGGACTGCTTGGCGGATGAGAAGACATACGCAAAAAAGAACTGAAGAATGGTGGGAATGGACGCCACACGGATGCCCCCCGCGTTGTGATACGAATGACACGCGGTGGTCTCATAGAAGCGAAGATAGGCCGTGGACCCTTCGGGCTCTTCCGGCAGATGAACAAAGTAGAGAGGAGGCAGAATCTCAGAGCCCTCGTTGACGAACACCTTCATGCCCTTCGTGAGTCGTTCGATGGTCTCCTTCGTCGCGAGGACCGTCATCGGAAGCGTCCACTCGAGTCCCAGATGGGTCTCCGCTGCATTGACACCTAGAAGCACAACGTCTTCTTCCTTCAGCATGGTCGTGAGCTTCTTCTTCAGGTCTTTCGGGACGGGGTCGTGAGTCTCCGCCTTCTCTTTCTTGCAGACAATCGGATAGTGTTTGTTCAGGAGCTGGAGTCGGGCATAGACCTTTTTCCACCGAGAGACATCGCCACGCGGGCGCGAGAGCTCCAGATACATGGACATCCGGAGGAAGTCCGGTGTCACATAGTGAATGCCCTCCTTCGCGATGCCGGCATCCCAGAGCTTCTGAAAGATGTCTTCGTCCAACTGCGTAATGTCCGCAACGCCTTCGAAGTCCGCGAAGACCTTGAACGTCCCCAGATGGACGCCCGGCTTCACCTCGATGTTCTTGATCCCCTTCTCGTAGAGCCGGTTGGCCAGCATCATGGCGTGCTCCTGAGGTGTCTTGCTGAAGAAGTCATAGTCCGGAATGTCCGTCTCGGGATTGTAGAACCGGTCTTCCTTGGGAAGAAGGTTGTTGATGGCCGTGCCACCGTAACAGAGAACCGGATGCAGCCGAAGAAACGCCTCGACTTCTCCCAGGGCGAGCTTGACCATGGGGTCAGCGGCTGCCCGCTTATCGTTCTCGGTCTGGATGGTCTCGATGAGGGCCTCCAGGTCGTCCATTGTATAGAGGCCAGAAAACGAATCCATCCTGCTTTTTCCTCTCGGGAGGCAGCAAGGATGCCCCGTCGGTACAACCTTCGAAAGCGAGATCCGTCTGTGAAGTGGATCGAAGATGACACCCTGAAGGAACCCGAGGAATCCGAAGAGGAGGACGAGGACTATGCTCCTCCTGAAGAAGACGTCGAGGAAGACGTCGAGGAAGACGAAGACGAAGACGACGATGCATCCGAGGAGAGCGAAGACGAGACGGCCCCGTGCATTCGCGTGCCGCTTCTCAAGAACAGCCGGGTTCGCATCGACATCGACAACCGGCCTCGGTCTGGCTACGAGGACGAGGAAGACGATGACGAAGACGAGGATGAATTCGAGAATGACCTGGAAGACGAGGATGTCCCAAAGGGCGGATTCCTGGGCTACCTCATGAACAAGTACGTTCCGTCACACCGGCTGAAGTCCAAAAAGAAGAAGGACGACGGGGAGCCGGATTCTCCCGCGCTCGAGCTCAATGAGGAGGAGCAGGACTACTTCGAAGAGCTCCCGAAGTCCAAGCAGAAGAAGCTGAACAAGCAGATGAAGCAACTCGCGACCTTGGTCAAGGACGGCGAGGTGCCGCATAAGTTCCGAATTCTGGAGCTTCCGATCGCGGACACGCTCAAGGCCTCGGTCATCAAGAAGCTCGACCTCCTCGCACGAATGGAGGACGAAGGAGGTGAGAACCACAAGCTCCGCGCCTGGGTCGAGGGGTTCCTGCGTATTCCCTTCGGTGTTCACGTGCCTCTGCCCGTCAAGCTCGACGATGGACCCAAGCCGTGTGCCGAGTTCCTAGCGACCACCCGCAAGACGCTCGACGGAGCCGTCTACGGAATGCAGGGCGCCAAGACGCAGATTATGCAGATTCTCGCCCAGTGGATCTCGAATCCCCAGTCGGTCGGGAACGTCATCGCGCTCCGGGGACCCATGGGCGTTGGCAAGACGAGCTTTGCCCGGAATGGTGTGGCGAAGGTCCTGGGTCGCCCGTTCGAGTTCTTCAGTCTCGGAGGCGCCACGGACAGCGCGAACTTCGTCGGACACTCGTTCACCTACGAGGGCTCGACCTGGGGTCGCATCGCCGACAGCCTCATGACCGCTCGCTGTATGAACCCTGTGATGTACTTCGACGAACTCGACAAGGTCTCCGAGACGGCCCATGGTCAGGAAATCATCAGCATGCTCATCCACATGACCGACCGCTCTCAGAACAGCCAGTTCCACGACCGGTATTTCGCAGGCGTCGACTTCGACCTCTCCCAGTGCCTCTTCGTCTTCTCCTACAACGATGAGAGCAAGATTCATCCGGTACTCCGTGACCGCCTCCAGGTCATTCAGTGCAGTGGCTACACGGCCGACGAGAAGCGAATCATCCTCACGCAGTATGTCGTCCCTCAGATTCTCGAGCGGACGAAGCTGACAGACGTGACCTTCACCGAGGAAGCCATCAAGTTCCTCATCAGCGAGACGTCCAAGGAGGAAGAAGGCGTGCGAACCCTTATGCGGGCCGTGGAGACGCTCGTGACGCGTATCAACCTCCTTCGGATTGCGGACGAGGAGACCGCGAAGAGCTACAAGTTCTACACGAAGATTACGCTCCCGCTGGCGATTACCAGCGAGACTGCGAAGCATCTTCTCCAGGACCTCTCAACCGTTCCGAACGAGTCCTGGCGCCACCTCTATGTCTAGCCACTCGATGGAGGACAACGGAATCGAGACGACGCGCGGATTGTCGTCCCAGGACGAGAAGGTGCACTCAAGCGCGGAGGATCCCACGCGAGACACGCCCAGGCAGTATTCAATTCCCGTCGCCGCGAACACAAACGGAAGGCTGATGCGAATGGGAGCGTAGGTTGTTGCGTCGAGGGTGACAAAACAGTGCCAATACTTGCGGGGCTGGGTATATTCGACAAAGTGAACGAGGAACACCAGGTCGGACCCAAGCTTGACCGGAGCTGCCGACCCCCGAAGATGCTGAAAGAACCACGGCGTCTCGTGCGTCGTGTCCATCGCAAGCGTCGACCCGTCCAGATGCCCCACACGAAGCGGATGCCAATGATAGACGATGGACTTGGTTCCCGAAATCGGAATCCAATTCTTTTCGCACTCGGCATTCGTGGGAGAGTCCATCACGCGGCAGTCTCGAAAGCGCCCGCTGTCAACGTCGTAGACGCCGGCAATCTGCCGGATTTTCTCCGAGTATTCCCAGGAGGTCGCAAGGAACCGAAGCGTTCCCGTGTCATCGGTGTAGAGTCGGACGTCCTCCAGTCCACGAATGTGGGCATCCTTTCTACGCGGAAGGTCCACCGATGCGTCGTCCATGAGTCGCGCCTGCTCGCCATCCCAGGCCACGTTTTGCGTGCGAACCCAATGCGACGGTGAGTAGGTCCCCTCCTTCATCGTATACGACCCATTCCGCTGGTCGATGACGTAGTTGACAAACCGAACGTTCTGAAGGGTCCGACCGCGATAGGGCGTGCTCGACACCGACGTCGGATGGTAATCCAATCCCGCAACCGTGCGATCAATGGGATGCGTCCGAAGCGGAAGCCCAAGAGGCTTGATGTAGAACCCCAGGTTCTGGTAGACGTTCGACAGGAAGTCCTTCTTCGTCAGCAGATAGGAGAGCGACTCAATGAGCCCTTCTTTGGGACGGTCGACATAGTAGTCCAGGATGGTCTTCTCGTAGGCGAAGAGACCCGAATAGACATCAGACTCCACGAAGAGAGAGTCTCCGGGCTTCGGGAGCCTATGGCCCATGCGAAGGTAGTGATAGGCCTTGTAATGCTCCGAGTGCTCCCGGAAGTACTTCGTCAGTTTGTAGAGAGGCTCTGCGCGCGTGGGACGGAAGGCATACGCCCGAAGCATCGCTCCTTCGAACGCAATCGGGTCGTTGAGAGCCAGGTGACACTGTCCAATCATGTAGAGCGAATACCACCGCTCTTCATCCCATCCTCCTGCGTCGAACCGCTTGGTATACATCGCAATCGAGTCGGTATAGCGCCCGAGGCTATGATACGTCTGCGCGAGATAGAACATATACCGGACGTTCGTCGGGTCACTCGCAAGTCCGGCTTCCAGGAGACGCGCGTCTCGAATGAACTTGTCGGCTTTACACCCTCCATCATTCCGGTCGTCAATCCAACAGACCGACTTCGGAAGTCCAACGGTTGGACCATCCCAGTATTCGTGCGTCACACCACGACACACCCAGTCGCGATCGAACCGGACCAATCGACAATTCGGATATTCAAGCGTTCCCGCGACCTGGAGGATGCTATGCCCCTCGTCACCGAGGGAATGGTCCTTGAGCGTTCCGGGTTGGAAGACCATATCGCCATCCAGGAGAAGTCCGTAGGTGGTCTTGAGGTCCCATCCCTTGGACTGGACAAACTCTTTTGCGGCCTGGAAACTCTTGGTGCGATTGGTTCCGAAGTCCGACCAAACGCTCTCGGTCAGGCATCCATCGTGCGTCGTCAGGAACTCGGTGGCAATCTCCTTCGTTCGATCCGTGGACCCCGTATCGTGAATACAGAACGCGTCCACGACTCCTTCGACGGCTGCCAGGCACCGACGCAGGATGGTCTCCTCGTTTCGGACCATGAGAATGAGAACAAGCCGTGGCATGCGTCTGTTTGAAGGAACTCTTGGTGCTCCGTCTAAACAAATGAACAGCGAGTTCGTCAAACAGAGTCTTCGCGAGAACCTGGCGCGGACGCTGGTTCCGCATGTCGCGGATGGTCTCTGGTCCATCTACGATAGCGCCAAGACCGCCTGCGAGCGCAATCGTCAGCCTGAGAAGACCCTCCAGACCTTCCAGAACCTCCTGACCCGGATTCCCCAGTGGTCCGACGAGATTCTCTCGAAGGAAGTCGACCGGATTGTCGTGGCCTCCAAGTGCGACTATATCGAGGACCTCCTGCTCGGTGTCTTTGTGAGCTACATCCGCGCCTTCGCAGCGCTTCAGCAGGCCGAGTCCTCGCATGTTCAGATTGACTTTGACCGCCCGAGTCTCGCCAAGTTCCTCCACGCGTTCTACAAGCTCGCAGCCCGGAAGAGCTGGAGCAATGCCTACCTCTTCAAGACGCTTGGTGTTGCCTCCGAGCAGCAGGCGCGCAACCGCCGTGATATCGAGGGTATGCTCGAGACTGCGCTGTCGGAGACCATCGATGGATTTATCCCGTGGCGCGATATCAGTAAGGCGTATTTCCAGGCCCGGGCTCCCGAGCCGCCGGCTCCTGCACCGGTACCCGAGCCCACCAAGCCTCCGGTCCAGTTTGCGGAGACCAACGATGTCCATGAGTTCGAGACCGATGATGAAACGGAGTCTGTTGCGGAGTCCGAGGATGACGCGCCTCCTCCGATCAAACTCGGCGAAACCATCAAGCTTGACGACTTCGACGATGAGGAAGAGACCGACGTGGATGTTGAGGAAGACCTTGAGGCCAAGCTCAAGCAGGCGGAGACTGTTTCGTTAAATCTGTAAGGTTCTCTCTCGCGCCGGGGAACAAAGAATGGACGCTCAGACTCTGGGCCTTGTCATCGGGGCCGTTGTCGTTGTCACCGTGCTTCTCTATGTGTATGACCGCCGGTCCAAGCATCAGGCGGTGGATGTCTTCGATGCGGTCAAGCTCGCGATTGGTGCGGGCTCTATCGCAGGAGGCGTCACCTATGCGGTGGGAAGTGACGCGATCCTGGATGCCGTGGAGACCGTTGCTCCAGAGGCCCAGGAGATGTTCCTGGGGAAGCCGGAGTTCTAAAAAAGCCGAATGGAGGTGAAGTGATGAATCGCGAGATAGATGAAATAGACCCATGCAACCAGAATATAGAGCGAGGTCCAGAGCTTCGCCCCCGAAGTTTCCGGGATCATCCCCGCGACCTCGGCGGTCGTCAGAGACCCAATGGCATAATGGAGGTAATCCGCAAACGTCTTCGCACCACGAATCTGTCCGTGGAAGAAGAGGAACGTGAGCCCTGCGAACACGAGATTGATCGCCAGTGCCGCAGTCAGAAGACTGAGGAATGTCCGCATTATCTCTCCTCGAGAACAAAGGATGCCTGACCCTGTCATGCCCCGCTCCGCCGCTGCCTGGGAGCACGCCGAGAAGCACCGCCCCAAGTTCATCGCGTGGCTGAAGGCGGGCGACGAGGTAAAGACCATTGCCTTTGCGCTCCACCAGATGGAATGGACTGAAGCGGAAAAGAAAGCGCAAGGAAAAGAGCTAACCGAGACGGAAAAGGAGAAGATGGCGGCGAAGAAGGCGGCGTGGAAGGCTGCACATGAGGCGCTATCAAAGGCACACGAGGAGATGCTTGAAGAGGAGGAGGCTGCGAAGAAAAAGAAGAAGCCCTCCGAGCAGAAGAAGGGCGGGACCCGGAAGACTCGCCGTCGTCGTACTGCGCGGAAGTAATCGCACCAGAGAACAATGTCCGTCTCCATTCGGCGGTTCAAGTCGGTTCCAATGCCCGAAGCAGAGGCCAAGGAGCTTGCCAGTGTCTGTCGAGGGACCTTTTCCGCAGAGGAGCTCGCGAACTCCGAAGAGTGGACCTATGCGCTTCTCTATCGCAAGACTCCCGATGGACCCTTAGGCGGGTTTCTGCTTCTTGACACTCCAGAGGGTCGGTCCCATGCAACGCTTCGATTCCTCTGCGCAAAGGAGAGGGGAACTGGGATTCCCCAGGCCCTCGTTGCGGTTGCCGAGCAGATTGCGCGGGAACGCAAGCGCTCTGTTTTAGATCTTGAACTGGTCGAGCTTGCCCCGGCACTCATCGACGTCTATCGGCGCATGGGATTCGTGGAAGATCCCGAGCAATCTGGCTGGATGATGAAGCGACTCCGGAAGGGCGGGCTACGCGGCTTACGCGTCAAGAAACAGACACGGCGCACCAAGGGGAAGCGCCGCAACACGATACGCGAGAAGCTTTGAAATCTCCTTGCGCGGCACGGCGTCCTTACAATACCGAGCAATGGCCTTGTAGAGGTGGAAGCCGTGATACCGGTCGTGGTTGTCTCGCTTCGCCCGGAACATCACCGAGGTCGCGTCGCTCTGAAGCATCCACGCCTGAAAGACGATAAAGAGAGGGTGTGTGGTCATTGCATCCGGACCCTTCGGGAACATATCCCAAAAGACCGACGTCGCAAACCGACAGAGGTCAAACGACGGGTTGGGAGGGAGATGCGGAATCTCCTGATTGTAGAACGGCTCCATGTTATACTGGCCCGCCGCCTCCTCGTCCGGCATGAACTGACTGCTCACGAACTGCCGGGGCTCCTTCATTCCCGCGACGCGAACCGACACAATCGCCCGGTCGAAGTCGATAATCTTCAGGATGTACCCGTAGGTCGGAATCCGGTAGACAATCCCGAGGTGACGGTAATAGAGGTACTCCTCGTCCGTCTTCGTGCACATGACATTGTTCCCGTGGAGATCGTTGTGGACAAATCCATACGCTCTCTGCGCAAACGCCAGCGCCATCACAATCTGCGCCACCCACGCGGCGTGCTTCTCCGGCTCGGGATGCCTCGCGATGAGCTCATAGAACGTGCCGTCGAGCTTTTCCATCACCGTTGTGATGACCGGAACGTTGTGAAAGGTCGCCCAGGCAAACGGCTCTTCCTCATCGTCATCCTGGAACGATGCCGAGCTCGCATCGGAGTCTGTCTCGCAATCACAGGATTCAATCTCATACTCGTCTTCATTGTCTGTGCTCGACTCATCATCGACGAAGCTACTGGCCTCGGTCTCTGCATCGGTCTCATGGGAGCGCGTGGTCGGCTCGGACACATGGTCGGCGTCGACGTCCTCGATTCCCTCGAGAAGCGCGTCATCTCCGAGCTGGACCCCCGGACGCTGAGACCGCGTGTGCGTGAATTCGGGACCCGACGACCCGACCTGTCGAAGGTTCAGCTCGAAGGTGGTCCCGAGATTGTCCGTGAACCACCGGCGCTCCATGAGGTCCTCGTAGTCATCTGAAATGTCGATCGTGTGGTCCTTCGCAAGACCCACGTAGACGCCGTAGACCTTGGGGAAGTGGACGCAGCCAGACTCGGAGAGAAGGATACTGGAGAGGGCACCGACATACCCGGCCGAATGCGGGCTCTGAAGCTTCTCCTGCATATCATTCGCAATGGTCTCCGGCTTCGGAAGGCCGAGGACGCCGTAGTCTCCGCGCATCCACTTGAAGGGACTGAGAATCATTGTGGTCTTGCGATGGACGGGGACAGTCTTTCCTTTGGTCGTCTTGATGGTGTCCGCGTCGAGGACCGTCTCGACTTCCTCGGTGAGCTTGACGCCATACTCCGAGCGATTGGGGAGTCCGTCAACTTTGAAGAGTTTCTCGAGTGGGGGAAAGAAGGTCTGCGGGTTCTGAAGGCCCCACGGAGCGGTGTCGATGCGGGGGTGACGGGACATCTTGAGCGAGACGGGAAGGGTGCGAAGCTCTTTTCCCATTGTGATTCCCCCAGACGTCGTCCTTCGCGTGTTGAACGAGCAGAGTGGATTTCCGTGTGGAAAGACAAGATGAATTTCCAGCTCCGGAAGTTCGACATCAATATGCTCAAAGACCGATGCGAGATGGACTCGCGCAAGTCCCCCATGATTGTCATTATCGGCAAGAAGGACACCGGCAAATCGTTCTTGGTGCGTGACATCCTCTTCAACACCCAGCAGTGCTTCCCTGTGGGGACGGTCATCTCGGGCACAGAGGTCGCCAACGAGTTCTTCCAGCACATGGTTCCGTCCAAGTTCATCCACGACAAGTATCGTCCGGAGATTGTCATGAACGTCATCAAGCGCCAGATGAATATCAAGTCGAAGCGCAATGCCGATAAGAACAATCGGGGTGGCTCTTCCAGCATTGACCCGCGGGCGTTCCTGATTCTCGACGACTGTCTGTATGATGCGACGTGGATCAAGGAAGAGTCCACGCGCTATGTCTTCATGAACGGTCGTCACGTCGACCTGACGACCATGATTACGATGCAGTATCCTCTCGGCATTACGCCCAATCTTCGCACGAACGTGGACTTTGTGTTCATCCTTCGTGAGAACATTCTGGGGAATCGTCGGCGTATCTATGAGAACTACGCGGGCATGTTCCCGACGTTTGAGATGTTCTGTCAGTTTATGGACCAGTGCACCGAAAACTACGAATGCCTGGTCATTTGCAATAACGTGTCCTCCAACAAGCTAGAGGATCAGGTGTTTTGGTATAAGGCAGCGGATCATCCGCCCTTTAAGCTCTGCGACCAGAGCCTCTGGGTCGACAATCGGCCGTTTAAGAGTGCGATTCTGGGTGCGGAT